ACAAATGCTCTCTTGATCTGTGCTTTGGTTGCTTCATCATCCACATCAAATTCAGAATCTTGAGAAAGTGCTGTAGAAGAGATGGCGAAGTATGCATCATAACCTGAATTGGTAATAGTGCAACTCTTATTCTTCTTCCAATCTTTCAACTGCTTATCATTGTCCCAGTGATAGGATGAAATGAACCATCTTGCATCACGACTTTCAAGAACACGAATACCAATAAAATTAGTAGAAGGGAATCTGTCTTGAAGATTGTATAGAAGAGCATCAGTAAACTTTCTATAAGAACTAGGAATTTTATAGGTTCTACCAAGTTTACGATCTCTCAAAAAGGATCGATCACCATGACACTGATTACATCCTAGAAATGGTTCATCTTCCCAATGACGATCAACCATTACATTGAAAGGAAGTTGATGACCTTCACCATCAGTCAATACAATACACTGAACCTTCTCTACATTATTCTTCTCCTGAAACTGTGGAATGATCTGGTGAAGAGCAACTAGTGTTTCATTCAATGGTGTTCCTGAAAGAACTAATTGATGTGGATAATCAAAAATAGTACGGTTTGTGAATGCATAAGCAGTTCTCCATATATTAATCATTTGATTTTCTAGTTCATTAGCATTTGAGTCACTAGTAAAGAAGTGCATCAAGTTAAAGTCACTATCTACATGGAGGAAACCTTCCTGTCTTTCGCAATGTTGAAACTTTGGTTTTGTCATTCTATCATACCTATCTTCCATATATTCAGTATCATATCTGTTTCTAAACTCACTAGTAAATGCATACACATCAAAAGGAATCTGAACTTTCTTACAGAACCAGATTAGATTGTAAAGTTGCTTCAAGGTGTCCTGAAGAACATGTGACATAGATCCAGACCAATCTAGAATAAAGATTAGACCGTGATTCTTACCATCAGGAAGAACAGTTACTTTCTTGAATAGATCTTCATTGAACTTATATGTATGAAGTTTTCTTGTATCTAGAACCCCTGTCCTAGAAGTAGCAGCACGAGCGTAAGCAGAAGCAGACTTTCTGCACTCGAATTCTTTAACAAGATACGACACTTCCTTTTGAGCATCTTTCTTGAATTTGACATACTCTCTATCAGGGTGCTCAAATGTAGTTTTAGGATAAAGATATTCTAATCCTTCAGGAACATTCTCATGTTCTCCATATCTTTCTGCTAACGCATCATTATATTTTTCTTCTGCTGCAAGATAATGATCATCAACTATCTTATGAATGATTTCATTAGATACGATAACACTATCAAGATTAACTTTAGGAATCTCTACATACACATTCTCTACTGAAGTTTCTGATAAAAGATCCTTCAACTTATCATTTAATGAAGATGCTGTTCTAACATCAAAGTTAGGATCCTCTACAGAAGAAGCAGGATCGCTCCCCCTAAAATCGCTATCAATATCACTGTTCCCACTTTCCAAAGGAGCATCGCTATCAGAGTCAGAAAGGGAAGCATCAGTATCACCAGTGCTATCAGTGTCACCATCCCCAGAAGGTACACTATCGTTCCCAGAATCGGATTCTGGGAAAAGTTCTGACTGAATGCCTTCAGTCGCTTGAGAAACTTGTTCTTTCGATTCTTGCTCCTGCTTGCAGAAATTATATAACGCTTCTGCTGCTGTGATGGTGTCAGTAAAGGTCTCGGCATTTTGGATTAGAGTGATAATCTCCTTTTCAGGATCTGAAAAAGATATAGGAAGGAACGAACCAATCTTGAAATGTAGATTAGCCCGATCAGCAAGATTAAGAGTATCAATATTTTCATTTTCTATCTCAAAGAAATCACTTTGATGCATCTCATTATATCCTCTATAAAAGGATTTGGCAATTCCAAGATACTTTCTCTTCATTAATTTCTCAATTCTAGCATCCTCACATACGTTTAGAAACTGATGAGGAACGTGCTTTGGAGGATCCACATTAGGAGTGAAGAGTGCATGTCCTACCTCGTGACCGACAAGCATATCATATACATAGTTGCTTGCCTTCTCCCAGATAGGAAGGAGTCAATACACGAGTGTCTACATTAAACTGTGCTGTCTCAACATGCTTGTGCTCTACTACAATATCTTCAGTAGCAAGCAACTTTGCTAGTTGTGACTTGATTTCTTGCTGAACTGGCATGTAATTTCTTTTCGTATATACCTATAATACACGAAAACCTCCCTTGAGAGGAGGTCTGTAGACACTTTATCAAGTGTCTTCTTCTTGCTTTGGCACTTCGTAATGCCTGTGGTTTAAGATGGCGTTTCTTTTCCTTCTTGGAATGATGCTGCCAATTAGGAACTTTCATCCTTTTCACCCCATGCTTCTAATTCTTCAGTTCCCATACCATGACAGACAGTATACTTGTCCTGACCACCAGGTTCATTTAGAACTGCTGGATTGCTTCCTATTTGAACGCATTTTTCTTCAGACATGATTCCTCACAGTATCCATAATATTTATTGTAGGGAACCATCCCAAATTACGCAACTCTCTTGTGTCAGCACATAAACTGTCTGGTTCACCAGGTGTATCCTCTTTAATAGGTAAATGTCCCATACCCATTGCTTCTGCCAACTCTAGAACTGATGTTTCCTGTCCTGTTCCTATATCAATATATCCAGTATGAGTGCTTGGTATAAGATGACCAATAGCACTTACAACGTCATCTACATGTATCCAGTCCCTCCTGTGCCTTGTAAGATACTTGGCAGTGCCTTCTTGAAGCATTCTATACAACATATCATTTCTACTACCTTCCTCTGCCCAGACGTTAAAGAAACGCATTCCTACGCTATCAGGTGGTGCTTGAACTTCATTTACCTTCTTGGTTATAGCATAAGGGTTCTGCCACCACCCATGAGCACCAGCAGAACTAGCATAGAGTAATCTGACATTATTCTCTCTACAGTAATCAAAGATAGGTTGAGACTTCTCTACGTTGTTTTCCCAAAACTTATTAGGGTTCTCTATACTATCTCGAAGTGCAGCAAATGCAGCAAGGTGAATCACCACATCAAATTTTGGATCATATAGATCACTATACTCTGCAAAATTACCAATATCAACTGGGAAATCTATTCCTGTAACATCAAAACCAAGTCCGACTAAATGTTCATAAACATGACTTCCAATGAATCCTTTATGCCCAGTAACTAATACTTTCATACTCCTATCCTACTAAATCCTTTTACTTTTTCAAATTTGATATGGTTCTCAAACTTATCCTCCATACCAGTCTTATGAGAGATAACAAATACATTTGCATCCTTAATCACAAAACGGATAATCTTGGTAAAGTATTCTGTTCCCATCTCATCTAATGAACTGTCAAATATTTCATCCAAGATTAATAGATTAGTATTGACAGAGTTCTTCATTCTAGCAACTTCTCTCCAAGTAAACAAGAGTGCTAGATCAATTCTCATCTTCTCTCCTTCGGAGAAAGAAGCATAAGAAAAATCCTCATGGATAGGAGACTGAATAGTTTCATTAAACTCCTCATCCAATGTGAAATTGGTATAGAAATCCATGATCTGCAAGTATCTATTTACCTGCTGATTGATCAATGGAAGATATTTTTTTATTATATGCGTTTTAACTCCACCATCTTTGAGCAATCCATACATGAAGTTATTATAATTTACCTTATCTTTTCTGGAAGATAACTCATCGTAGGTGGTTCTTAAACTTTCTTGAAAGGTAGCTAGTTTCTCATGCTCAGTATTTCTGTCTGCAAGTTGATCGGTAAGTCTTTGTATTTCCGATTCCAGATCTCTGATTTGTCGTTGACACCCAGAGATGCGAGTATTGTTTTTAGAAATGCCATGCGTTAGTTGAGTAATCTCCTTTGATATTTTTGTGAATTGATGCTCTCGCTCTTCTTCGTTTTTAATTGCTTCTTCCAGTTCTTTATAACCAGATTGCAACTCTTTTGCTTTAGTTTGAGCATCGGCAATTTTATTTATTCTGAACCCATCCTCAATAGACTGTGTGCATGTAGGACAAACCGTATTCTCTGTGAAAAACTTATGCTCTTTAGTAATGGTCGATACTTTTTGAGATATCTTACCTTTAAGATTTCCTAACTTTCGTAACTTTTCTGTAGCTCCTGTTACTTCTTCTTGTTGTTTTGTAAGATCAAATACATTATTTTCTAGTTGTTCATTTGCTGACACATAATCATCAGATTCCGTAAAAAGAGTAGTAATTTTTTCTTTGTTTTCTTTTATTCTCCCTTTACCTTGTGATTCTATCTCACTGATAAACTTCTCTTGCATGGCAACTTTATCATTAAGAGATTCCTTTTTGAGAGAAAGAACATTTACTTCTTCTTTAATACCACGAATCTTTTCTTTAATAATATTGTTCATACTAGAGAAGATCTTAATGTCTAATAGATCTTCAATCACTTCTCTACGATTAGAACTAGTCAGTTGCATGAAAGGAACAAATGTACTTGATCCCAGAATCACAATCTGTGTAAAAGACTTATAGTTCATCTTAAGAACATTCTGCTCAAACCACTTCTGCTGATCATTGGCAGAAGAGAATTGATCTAAACACTTACCATCACT